GGTGTCACGAAATCAATTACAGGAGTATCGACTTTCATATCAATACCCTTATCCTTAACTACGTAACGAGATAGTAATCTTTCCGTAAAACGAGAAGAAATACTATCCATAAACTCTTGTGATACTAAGTAAGCCGATAATCGTCTTATTCGTAATCGGAGAACGTATTCCAACGCCCCTTCATAACGATTAAGATAGATTGCCTCCCTATCCAAATCTGAATCCAGAGAATCTGAACAAAGATTAGATAGAGGCAACTTGCTTTCCATAAGTTTGGTCACTTCTCGGAATTCCTTAACGGAAACCCGAGGAAGTCTTCTTTTTCCGATTGAAATGTCGAATAAAGATAGATCTACCAAGCGTTCACACAATCATTTAATGGACACTAATTGGTTTTTAAACATACTAGTATACAATGAAATAATAGGATATGCAAGGTTCACTGAACCAAACTTACTACAGGTACTTAAAGCGAGTGAAGAAGATAAATTCTTAATAACTCCCTTCTTATACAATTTCTCTGCAATCAGAACTCTTCCAGGTGCATTATCTTGGGATGCTAACATTTTTCATGAAAGCGCCGAGACGTCAACACCATCCAGAGAAGTTCTTTTGGCGAACTCTACAACCGGTCTCGATTGTTGTGATACAATCGATTTTGACAAATTAATAGAGACTCCAAGTTCATCACATATTTTCAAGTATCTTTCAGCCACAGCCTTATCAAAAATCTGTATATCATCACCCAATATCTCATAGCCCGTAAACCAAGGTTCACGATCTAAGAAATGTGTTTGCTGATAAGCAAATTGTACAATAAGGTGGTGAGTCAATGAAAGCATTGCAAAACTAGACAATGCTCCCATTGGCTGACCTACCGCATATTTTACAGAAGAAGTTGAATCTTCCCCTATACCATAGCGATTCTTAGGTATTACATACCCACGACCAACTAATATCTTACCTCATGCCTCAGCCAGCTCTATCCCAATAAAATTGGAAAGAATTCCGATCTGAA